CACCGGACAAACATTTAGACAAATCATTCTGGCTGGATGCGAGCGACCGGCTGATGTATGAAGGCAAAGCACCACAGTTTGCCGACACAAAAGCAGCTCGCATGCCAGCGTTCTTTGAACATGCAAACACCAACCTCCCTCAATACGCTTAGTTTCCATTCTGAGAAACTTGAGAAGTTAGTAGAGGATTTGGAATCCAAGTTCGCTTGGTATCCCGTCCACCCCAAGGAGGAGCTAGCCTCCATTATGTACAGGGCCGGCCAAGAGTCGGTCGTACAATATGTAAAATCAATACTAGAAGAATAATGTGTCTATTTAGATCAGCACCACCTACACCCGTAGCTACACCAGCACCGATTCAGCCAAGACAGCCTGACTTAGTTCAAGCATCAAGGCTACCCGGTAAAAAAGAATTATTAGATCCAGAGGAGGTAGCAGGCGTAGAGTATGGAACAACAGCAAAAAGAGATACAACCCGTGGAGCGGCTAAGGCTACAGGTACAGATGCTCTTAAAATCAATATCAACACAGGAGCCGGAGGAGATGCCGGTGGAACTGGAGGACTAAATGTATAAGGCAAGGACTCGATACCAACAGCTAACGTCGGGCAGAACACAGTTTCTCGATACAGCAGTTGAGTGCTCTGAGCTTACCTTACCTTATCTAGTCAGGCAAGATGACGATTACAAAGGAAAGAAAACTCTTCTACAACCATACCAGTCAGTTGGAGCAAAGGCTGTGGTGACACTTGCAGCAAAACTCATGCTAGCAATACTACCACCACAAACAGCTTTCTTCAAACTACAGGTACGGGACGACAAGCTAGGAGAAACTCTTGACCCTATGATGCGTAGTGAATTAGACCTGTCTTTCTCAAAGATTGAAAGGCTAATCATGGACTACATAGCCGCATCAAGTGATCGTGTAGTCGTACACCAAGCTTTGAAACACCTCATTGTCTCAGGTAATGCCCTTATATTCATGGGCAAGGATGGTCTTAAACACTATCCGCTACAAAGATATGTGGTAAACAGAGATGGTAACGGTAATGTTATAGAGATTATAACAAAAGAATTAGTGAGCAGAAAGGTATTAGGCATAGCACCGCCACCTTCTGATGAGCCAAATGGCGAATATGGTGCTGGAGAAGACGACGCTGAGGTATACACCTGTGTTAAGATGGATGAGAGCAGCGGTAACTGGAGATGGCATCAAGAAGTGGACGACATGATCCTAGAAGGTAGCCAGAGCACAGCACCGAAGAACGCCTCACCATGGTTAGTGCTTCGATTCAATACGGTAGACGGAGAGGACTACGGACGTGGTAGAGTAGAAGAGTTCATTGGGGATCTAAGGAGCCTTGATGGATTATCTCAAGCTCTTGTGGAAGGAGCAAGTGTGGCAAGTAAAGTTGTCTTTCTTGTCTCACCTTCTGCGACAACCAAGCCGGGTACTCTTGCAAAAGCTGGTAACGGAGCTATCATACAGGGTAGACCAGAAGACGTAGGAGTCGTGCAAGTCGGTAAGACAGCAGACTTTGCTACAGCTGCACAGTTATCGCAGCAAATAGAAAGAAGAATACTTGAAGCTTTCTTGGTTATGAACATCAGGAACGCGGAGAGAGTTACTGCTGAAGAGGTACGCCTTACACAGCTAGAGTTAGAACAATCGCTTGGCGGTCTGTTCAGCTTGTTAACGGTAGAGTTTTTAGTACCCTACCTCAATAGAACTTTGTTAATACTACAGAGATCTAATCAAATACCAAGACTACCGAAAGATGTCGTTAGACCTAAGATTGTAGCTGGTATCAATAGTCTAGGTAGGGGTCAAGATAACGAAGCCTTGACTAGATTTATAGCAACTGTTGCACAAACACTAGGGGCAGAAGCCTTGGTTAAGTTTATAGATCCAAGTGAAGCTATCAAGAGGTTAGCAGCTGCACAAGGTATTGACGTACTAAATCTAATACGTACACCAGAACAGCTCGAGCAAATGAAACAGATGAGACAGGCAGAAGCTGCACAGCAGTCACTTGTCAACCAGACTGGACAGCTCGCAGGCACTCCATTGATGGATCCTGAGAAGAACCCACAGCTAGCAGAACAGGCAGCAGCAGTCATACAAGGATTACAACAACCACCACAACAGTAAATGGCAGAAACACAAACATATTCATACGAACCAGAGGTACAGACTGAGACTATGCCTGACAACCTCACACCAGAGGAGCAAGAGAATCTTGCCGTCGGTGAAAAGTTACAAGGAGATCAGGAACAATTACTTGCTGGTAAGTATAAAAGTGCAGAAGAGCTAGAGAAAGCCTATGTAGAGCTACAGAAAAAGCTTGGCGATAACAAAGAAGAACCAGAACAAACCAGTGCAGAGGAGCAGCCGACGGATAAGCCACAGCTATCCGACGGTGCAAGCTTAATCACCTCTGCTACTGATGAGTACTACAAGAACGGAAACAAGTTGTCCGATGAGACACTTGCTAAGTTCTCCTCCTTGTCAAGCCAAGATCTAATCAAAGCTTACATGGAGGTACAGCAGTTACCTGAGTATCAATCTAAGGCTGCTGAGTCAGCTGTTGATTTATCTGAATCCGATGTGAACCAGATAAAAAATTCAGCAGGCGGCGATCAAGCTTATGCAAACATAATCAACTGGGCTAAGTCTAACCTAGCTACCGACGAACTCGAGGCATACAATGAAGTGGTAAATACTGGCAGCTTACAAGCTATACGACTAGCTGTTGCCGGTCTTAAGTCACAATATGATAGTGCTAATGGAGTAGAAGGTAGAATGGTTACAGGCAAAGCACCAACAAACAGCGGTGATGTCTTCCGCAGTCAAGCTGAATTAGTCAGAGCTATGAGCGATTCACGTTATGATTCTGACCCAGCTTACAGACAAGACATAATTGAAAAACTAGACAGATCAGACTTGGAGTTCTAATTATGCCCGGACATTACGGTGGCGGAATGAAGCCAAAAGGTAAAACAATGAAAAAAGGTGGTAAGAAAATGCCACCACAGCTTAAAAAAGCCTTAAAAAAAATTAAGAAAAAATAATGGCTTACCAAGGTAGAGAGCCAAACATGGAGGATGCTCCTTATAGACAGTATAAGGCTCCGAAGAAAAACAAGAAAAAGAAGGAAACCTATGAACAACTAGGTTTACCTATCAGACTAAGTAAACTACACAAATCCACACAAAGAGTAAACGAGACATGACACACCACAACCACGAACACCAGAAATGGCATCCAGCAGAGGAGCTTAACGGAAGACTAGCTATGATAGGCGTAGTCGCAGCTCTACTCAACTACGCTTGGACAGGGCAAATCATACCCGGTATTTGGTAATGCCTAAGCCAGCTGGTAAAAAGAAGTACTCTGCCAAGCAGATGAAGATTGCCAGAGTAGCACCACCCCGAGACAAGATCACCGGAGCAGACTTTAGGAAATTGAGAAGTGGAAAAAAAGTCAAGAAGAAGTGATTTGTTAGCATCTATAGATTACTTGGAGCAAGTCATCGGTTTTACCACTAAAGGTTTAGCCGTAGGCGAAGATGGTAAAGCCTATCAAATACTAAAAGGTAGATTTTTTGAGAAGGGTAACTACGATGATACAATTCACGGAGAGATTGTACCAAAAGGAATGGTACAAAAAAACAAGAACCGTAGTGAACTGATTGCTGGTAAGTTTCCGGCAAAATTAGGCACACCAATAAGTCAAGAAGATGCTCTCAAAGCGATACAAAATGCTAGACAAAATGTATTAGGTGGAGGTATGACTGAATCTCAATACAAAAAGTTTAGACAGACATTGGGAGCTCAAATGATGATAGGTGAAGTATAATGGCACGAAAGAAAGGAGTAAGTCTATCCCTCGGTAGAGGAGAGAAGAGTCGCAAAGGCGGCCTGACAGCCAAAGGAAGAGCCAAGTACAATCGTGCCACTGGCTCTAATCTCAAGGCTCCACAGCCCGGAGGAGGGCCTAGAAAGAGGTCATTCTGTGCTCGCATGTCGGGTATGAAAGGGCCACTCAAAAAACCAAACGGCAAGCCCACTAGAAAGGCACTTGCCTTACGTAGATGGAAATGCTAATGG